GCGGTTTGTGTCACGAGACGACACTTCATCTATTACTTGACGCAATTCATCTAATGTCAAGTCATGATCACAAACCTTGCGCGAAATCCAATACCACATCAAAGTAATGGCGCCTGCTAAAGCACCACCACCTACAATTAAGTATGGTTCGGCCGCTCCATCCAGAGCTTGAGGTCTTACACAGTCCTCATATTGTGTCCAGGCACTTCCTGGATAAGCCCGCTTACGACACGGAAACGTATTTTCGAATATACAAGTAGGATAATAAAACATTCTTTTATGCAAGTGTACAAATAATGCAAGCGTGAAAATACGCAAATATATAAATATGTAAATATAAAGCCTTTATGTACTATTTGGTAACCAATGTATTTACATGTATTTGTCAATCCACTGTGAGACGCGTTCATCAAACGTGTAATTGACGGATGGAGGAATGTACCCATCTAAGGACTCCATACAAATTTGTTTAATTTTGGGCTGATCCTGTTCGTATTCCGCACGCCCATGAGCAAACAACTCGTGCATGTAAGTATCAACACATGAGACAGCTACAGCAAAAGGCGTTTCTGTGCGCGATTTCAAATTGGCACACAACGGTTTATACATAGAATCTTTAGCTAGCTTCCCAATTCGCGTGTTAATCTCAGGAATATATTGGGATGTGCGTTTAAGAAAATCTGACTCGTCAATGTCCAAATCATCTCGAACGTCGTCACTCTTGTCTGGCAAAGTAATTTTCATACCGTGCTCAGCCATAAAATCACGAAACGTTCGAAAGTTGAAATATTGACGATACTCCTCTTTCACGCTCCCCCGGAAATCGTCACCATAAGTAGTAGCGGCTACCGCACTGCGAAAATCTGTGGCCCAAGGTACTAAGTGGAAGAATCCCATTCGTATGTACAAAGAATTCCCAGTTCCATTGATGTTCACTGTAATGTTATTTCCGGACGTGTTGATGTTGAAGGCCATGATGAGAACTCCATTGTAATCAATCAACGGGTGAATAATGTCAGCAATAATAGCTATCATCATCTCGATATCATCTTGAGAATAATTGCAAACTTCGGCAATGTCAATAAAACTCATCAACACTGCGTATGTCATTTGCGAATTCATCCGAATATCGTACTTCGAATAATCCCAAGACAACACTTTCCCCTCATCACCAGCGTATTTTTCAGCATGGTTCATGAACGCATCCCACTGATGGGAAAATGCGTTCACACCAACTGCTGATTCCGAAAGTTCTGGACACAATGACAAGACTCTAGCTATAGGCAAAAAATACTTCCGGATTGCCAAACTAAGAGCTACAGGAACAGCTTGAA